AAAGTCGTACCTTCATAAAAATTTTGATTATGCAATACAATGATTTGACTGTTAAGAATGGTCGGTTGATTAACAATAGACCGAATGGTATTACGGGTATTCAGCAAGCTGCTGAGATTAAGAAGGCTTTGAAGAAGGCTGAGAAGATTGAGATGATGGCTCAGGCTGTTGCCATTGGAACCATCAAAGCTGAGTCTATTGAGTATTCAAATCCCATGATGAGGGACATGGACTAGGACTTTTTTTGCGTTTCGATTTAGGGGAGGTGTGTCTACATCTCCCTTTTTTGTTACTAAACCATAGAGTACGTTTTACGAGGTTTAGTAACTAATGAGATTTTATTACCCGATAATCGGGTAATGAATGACAGATTTTATGTCGATTTTAGCTTTCTAACTTATTGATAATCAATTTACTGATAGATTATGTCAATTAATTTTCCTCTTTCTAGTGAGAAATAAATTATATATATATAGTAATATATATATATATATAGGGAAGGAAGAAAACGGCATTTAAAAATGATGCTCCTTTTCTTTTATCTTTGTGGTATTATTAACCCATTAATTTTTTTAAGATGGAAAAGTTTTTAAGTATTCCCGTAACGAATGAGCAGAATCAGTTGATATCTGCTACAGGCATTGTGTTGATTTCTCAGAATTCAACAACAACTGTTCACGTACACTACAAGGCGAGTGCAGCAAGTGATGTTTTGACAATTACTCATGCGACAGCTCCTGCAGGAGATGAGTCTATGCGTGATGCTATTCAAGATGCTGTTGTAGCTGCATTGGGTACATCATGGACTAATGTTGCTTATGAGATTACTAACCTGCCTTTTGCGGTATCGGCTATTACCGTTGCTTAGTGGTTTAAACCTATCAAGAGAGCCATTCTTCGGAATGGCTTTTTTGTTTTATTTCAGAATTATTATTTAGATTTGTGGCAATTAAATTTAATTCAAATGGACTCAGGGTATTCGCCAAAGGATTTAAAGTTTGGGGAGGATGGTCGTAAACGACTGATTAGTGGTATAGAGAAGATTGCTTCTGCGGTTAAGAGCACGTTAGGTCCAAGTGGGAACACGGTGCTTATAGAGTCTCCCAATCATACTCATGGTATAACGGTTACAAAGGATGGTGTCACGGTTGCTCGGTCGGTTGATTTGATGGACCCGATTGAGAACTTGGCGGTTAAGATGATGAAGGAGGCAGCTGACCGTACGGCAACAAGTGCCGGTGATGGTACTACTACGGCAATTGTGTTGACGGAGGCTTTGGTTCTTGAGGGAGTGAAGTTGATGCATGATGGTTTGAACCGGACTGAGGTGTTGAGGCACATGGTGGACATTAGTGGTAAGGTGGTGGACAAGTTAAGGAGGAGGGCAAAGAAGGTTTCGGAGGGGATGCTCTTTGATGTTGCTACGATTAGTGCGAATAATGACCGTGAGACCGGCAGGATTATAGCTGAGGTTTACAAAAGCGTTGGCAGAAGCGGTATAGTGACCGTAGAACGCTCTCAAACTGCTGAGACATACGCAGAGACCACTTTAGGATTAAAGGTCGACAGAGGGTATCTAAGCCCCTTATTCATCAATGACCAAAAAAAGGACGAGTGTGTCTTTGAGGACACTATGGTTTTGGTAGCTGACATTGAGATAGGTAACATCCTGAGCATCGAAGGGATACTTAAGCCAATCATACAGGAGGGGAAGAAGTTGCTCATTATTGCTCCTTGCCACAATAACGTGGTTAACACGTTGGCGGCTAACGTAATGAAAGGCAATCTGAAGATATGTGCGATACAGCCTCCTAATTTCGGGTACAAGCAGCATGAGCTGATGCAGGACATTGCGGTTAGCTTGGGTGCAACGTACTTTAGTGAGAAGACGGGTGATGACTTGAGCCATATTACCTACGCTGACTTGGGGCATGCCGCCAAGGTGATTGTGGGGAAGGACAAGACCATCATCTTAAAGTCGGATGTGAAGGTTGACCAAGTTAAGGTTGACGAAAGGGTTCAGCAATTGTGGGATGCACATGCTGTAGCGGTTAGGAAAAACGAGAAGGACTTCTTATTGGAGCGCATAGCGTCATTAACGGGTGGTATTGGTGTCATCTTTGTTGGGGGGAACACTGACCTAGAGCAGAAGGAGTTGTATGACAGGGTTGACGATGCGGTATGTGCGGTTAAGTCAGCTCTTGACGAGGGTATATTGCCGGGTGGTGGCAAGGCTTTGTATGAGACTGAGGTGTTTGACATAATCAGTAATTACGCTGAGATTACGCCTGAGCTTGACGTAGCTGCGTCAATTTTAGACAGGGCGTTGAAGGCTCCTTTGGAGCAGATACTGACAAATGCCGGGTTGAAGGTTGAGGACTACTACACGATTGACGTTGAGGATGGTCATGGTTTAAACTTAAAGACGGGTAAGATGGGAGCCCTTATAAAAATGGGGGTAATCGACCCGTTAAAAGTGACACGTAGTGCACTTCAGAACGCAGTCAGTGTTGCAACAACGATTCTGTCAACCAATGCTATCATAACCATGGCAAGGAGCTATGAGTCAAAGTAGTTATGGAGGTCGGTGTAAGATACGAGGCTGACCTTATAGAGTGTAAGTGGTGTGAGCATAAGTGGTTGGGACACATACAGATAGATGTGATTATATGGAGTAATGGTGTAATTGAGGAGAGCAGGGCTGAGGTGTTTGAGTGTCCTAATTGCGGAATGTTTGAGGGGTATATTCAAGGAATCGTTTAAAAGAAGAGCAATGAAAGCAATCGGAAAAAATATTGTTATTGAGATAGTCGATGAAGAGGTTAAGACTGATTCGGGGTTGATATTGTCGGGTGACGACACCAATAAGTTCAGGTATAAGCGTGGAAAGGTGGTCACTCCGGGTACTGAGGTTCACTCAATTGCTGAAGGAGATGAGATATACTACGACAAATCCAATGGTTATACCATGATTATCCACAATAAGCAGTACACCATCATCAATGAGCGTGACGTTGTTATTGTTCTCTAGACTTTTCCCTGTCTTCTTTTATTTCCTTGTTCATTTGCTTAATCATGTTGCGGTAGACCTTGTCATTGTAGTCTACTTTCTTCATAAACAGGGGGTTGCTTGTGTTTGTCATGGGTATTTCTTCCCCGTTTAGCTTCTTGTATACGGTATCCATCATCCGGGTAGCCTTAAAGCTTAGGGCATATAGTGCCTTGACCCCTCTTTTGTGTGGTCTAAAGTTCTGAATCCAACCTTCGTCTCTTAGTCTATTGAATCTGTGCTCATCCCAAGACAGTAGTTCGTTAAATTCTTGGAATCTGTCTCTGCCGAAGTATTGTTCTGAGTAGAGGAAGAAGAGTATGTCCATATCTGCTTGGGATAGATTGTACTTTGCCTTTACCCAATACCTTATAACCCTCCAATACTTAAGGTAATCGTTAGTTCTTGATTTCATTTGATATAATTTATTACATTTGTAGGACAAAAATAAGATATTATGAAAAAAGATGTTCCTAAACTTCCGAAATCATCAATGCTTCAGCCTCCTGCAAGTGCTTCTGTTAAGAAAGTTGCTAAGAAAGCTGCCAAAGCTGCCCCTAAGAAAGGCAAGATGATGTACTAAAATTATTATTACCGTGTTGTTGCTCTAATGGTTGATTGAGCGACAGCACGGTATAATGATTAATTCAAAAAATTGTATATTTGTACAAACAAAATCAAATCAAATGTCACAAAAAGTAACAAGAACGTATTCAGATTTACTAGACCTAATAAGGGGTGTTAACTCAACGCCTGCAGAAAAGGGTAGCAAGAAAGAGGTTAAGTTAAAGAAGATTGCTGAGAAGATTAAGCCAATTTTTGAGGAGTACAACGAGAAGCGTGAGGATATCAGGCTTGACAATGCGCATGCTGATAGCAATGGTGTCTTGGATTTGAACGAGAAGGGTGAGTATAAGTTTACCAAGGATGGCTTGAAGAGCATGAGCAAGGAATTGAAAGAACTTCTAAGTGAAAGCTTTGATTTCTATCAGTTCAGCTTTTCAACAGAGGGTATTGAAGACTTGTTATTTCTTGAGGGTTGGGTTGAAGGAATCGTAAAACCAATAGAAGAGGATGGCGGAGAAATCTAAAATGAAATGTAACAGCCCCGTTGCTTCTGACCGTCCCGGTAAGAAGAAAATGGTAAAGGCATGCGCCAATGGACAAGAAAAACTTGTCCATTTTGGTGCTGAGGGGTATAAGTCGAACTATAGTGCAGTAGCACGAAAGTCATTTAGAGCAAGACATGGTTGTGAATCCGCAAATAATAAGTTGACAGCTCGTTATTGGGCTTGCAAGGCATTGTGGAGTCCAAGCAGTCCTAAAATAACAAAAGGAAAATAGTGAGATATTTCGTCTATAAAACTACTTGTACAGTAAACGGGAAGTACTACATTGGAGTTCATTCTGAGTTAAGAATGTCTGATGGGTATATCGGGTGCGGTGTATGTAGTGATGGGACGGCAGTTAACTTGAAGAATAAAGGTGTTAAATCAGCTTTTATAGACTCTGTAATAAAGTATGGATATAAAAATTTTACAAGAGAAATACTAAAAGAGTTTGATTTTTTAGAGGAAGCATATAAATTTGAACAAGACATTGTAAATAAAGATGTTGTAAACGACAAAAATTGCCTTAACATAAGACTTGGAGGTACAGGAGGAAGGGTAATTAGTTCTTGTAAACCAATAGAAATACTGGAATGCAATACAGGAAAAACTATATCTTTTGAATCTCAGTCAGATTGTGCTGCATTTCTTGGAGTTAAAAACATAAGTGGCAAGAAAAGGTTTTTAAAAAATAACTATGTTGTAAAAGGTTATGAGGTCCCAATAAGCATTAAAAAAGCAACCGAATCTCCTATTTCTTTTTACGACATACATCAAGCATGTAAGCATACAGGCATTAGTGCACATAGTTTGAAAAGACTTCTTAATAATGAGAGGAAATCTTGTAAGGGTTGGTTTTTATCTGACTTTAACTTTGAATCCTCTTTCTATAAAAATGCAAAAAATATAAAAAAATCGTTAGCACATGGACTACAATAGCATTCCGTTCAGGAACAACGTCATTGACCGTTTGCAGAAAAGAGAAGACAAACTTGTAAAAAGAGGGAACAAGGCTGTTGATGAAGGCAGGGATAAGAAAGCAGACAGAATCTTGGGAAGAGCCGCAAGGGTTGAGGACAGGAAGATAAGAATATCTGAAAAGAAGTAACATGCCGAAAGACGCTTGTTATAAAAAAGTCAAGGCATCTTATGATGTGTTCCCTTCAGCGAGGGCTTCTCAAGCTATTGCAAAGTGCAGGAAGGCATCAGGTTCTGTTCGTAGAACAGAAGAAGGTACTAGCCTGAAGAGGTGGGAGAAGGAGAATTGGCAGGATACAAAGTCGGGTAAGGCTTGTGGTGCAGGTGGTAAGAATGAGTATTGTCGTCCTACCACTAGGGTGTCTTCAAAGACACCGAAGACGAAGAGTGAGATAAGTCCGTCTAAGTTATCTGCAAAGAAAGCTGAGAAGAGCAGGGTTGGTATGGGCAAACGTGTTTCAAATATTTAATATGAAGAATACTATAGCTAAAGCTAAGAAGTACGAATCAAAGAAGTCATTGGATGGTCCGATGAAGTTTCTGAAGGGAAATGTTTCTAAGGTTATTAAAAGCAAAAAATTAAATGGAAAAGAAAAGTAAAGGCTTGGGCGACACCATTGAGAAAATAACTAAGGCTACGGGTATCAAAAAGGTTGTAGATACTGTTTCGAAAGCAACCGGAAAAGACTGTGGATGTGGTAAAAGGAAGGAGGCGTTGAACAACAAGAACCTATTGATAAACAAAATGCTTTACAAATAATCGATATATTTGTAAAATAAAACAAAAAATATGGCATATCAGAAGTTACAAGTTGGAAGAGCTGCCAATGTTACAACTAGCGATTCTCAGGATATTCCTTCCGTTAGCGGTGGGGAAAACAATGGGTGTGTTCTATACGTAGGTACAGGTGGGAATGTAAGGGTTACTACTGTTGGATACGATGATGTCGTGTTCTCAGGTGTACCTAGTGGAAGCTTTATACCGGTACAGGTATTGAAAGTTTGGGCTACTAACACTACGGCTTCGAACATAATTGCTCTTTGGTAATATGGCTTTATCTATATCTATATCAATAGCTATTGACTCTTCGATAAGAACTGGTGGTCCAACGCCTCCACCTGCAAATGCTATTGTTACAGAGAATGGTGTTCTTATTTTAACCGAAGATAATATCATTATAATAACCGAATAACATGGCAGTAAAATTTTCAGATTTTGTAATAGGCACTATAGATGCTGACTTAGAGTTA